AAATGCTTTTAAGAAAGGTACTTGATAATCTCTTGGCTCAATGGTTGGTATTCTTAACTTCATCTAAACTTTCTGCATAACACATCATACATATAGATTTTAGTAAAAACCCATTATTATCTAGTTCTTCTAAAATAGGATTTTCTTTAGAGTCTATACAACAACACTCCTCGCAGCTTTTAAATTTCTGCTTCATATTCAAACTCTACTCCACAGTATGGACAATACCTTGGCATATTTAAATTCAAAGGTAGTTCGTGAATAAAAAAATAATTCTGACAACTAAAGCATTCCATATACAATAGATGTGGCAACATTCTAATTATTTCTTCGTTGGTAATTTTCTTTTACCTTTCTTGGGTGCATAGTTAACCACTTCAATAATTATATCTTGTTCTTGTTCTCCAAGTCCTGCAATCCTTGTTAACTTATCGCTAGCTTGTGCATTACCTTTCGCTGATTCTGCAAACAAATGTTCCATAACAGTTTTACGTAATTCTTCTTTGTTATCCAAATCAACATTTGTCTTACTTATTTTAGTTAATTTCTTTTCTTGTGTAGCTAGTTTTTTATTTGCTGCGTTCAATTCTTGTGCAAATGCCCACATTTGTTTGCTATCTGCCGACTGTAATCTTGAGTATATTTGTTGTGGCGTATCCATTTGAGTTGTATGAAAGGGCAAAACTACAAAAATGTCAAGTCTATAGTCAAATATTACAAATTTTGGTAGAGGTCTATATACGTATAAAAAATAAAATGCAACGTCGACGCCCCCCCTTA